CCTCTAATGCATCGAAGTTCGGATTCATAATAGCAATAGCAGCTTGATTGTAGTTTCTAATATCAAATGGTTCATTTCTTTTTCGCCCGGGGCGTAGCACCCATTGCTCTTTGAAGTGGCCATTAACTAATTTAGACACTTTCATTTCTGCTAATAGGCCCTCGAAGTATTTCTTCCCATACCCTTTTTCATGATCTTTTGGGAAGTGGCAATACCTCGGCTGTCCTTTTTCTTGGTTTAAGTCACTATAAATTTGTTCCTTACCAGTATCTACGCCGAGCTTAAATAATTTCGTTTTGTACTTTTTCAGCTTAGTAGGCAAGCCATCAATCAGGTCTTTACCCGCACCGCCTACACCCTTAATAGGGTACACACGCTTATGCCATCTAGTTGAGCAGTACTTGTATACCGATTGGGTCTTACTACCACCAGAGTCAATGCACGTAACTGATACGCCCCTTTTTCTACCATCGGCATAAGACCACGTACGATTTAAAATAATATCGTCTAATTCTTTCCATACGGCGTCATAGGCAGGGTCTCCATATAATCTGAAGTATTGTATACCCCAGCTCTCATAATCTTTCCCCCAGCCGACGATTTCACACTCTAATCGGTCATCCTGGGTATCGACGCCACAGGTTAAGAGTAGTACTCCATCTGGTAGCTCCGCTCCGTAGTCCTCCCTGCGTTCATAGAGTTCTTCCGATTGTAATGTTTCTGTATCCTCTTCATAAGGAATGCCCATTTCAGTGTTAAAGAATGTCTTAACGCCAGCCGTTCCGAGTTTAGTGGCTTCCTCATATTTATCTTGAAGTTTCCCCCAGGATGCCCAAGGCGATCCAAACGCGTTCATGTGAAAGCTTCGGCAATTATACTTCTTTAAATTCTCCGGCGCTTCCGCAATCCATTTTCCCTCTCGATACAGTTTCTTCCACTCGAACTCTTCTGATAGAGTTCCGCAGTGATCACAGGCCAAGTAGTACTTGCCTGTATCCTCGTCTGCGTGGAACTTATCCCAGGAAGGATACACGTATTCGCCACATGCAGGGCACTTAATATGCCATACTTCTTGCGTACCGCCTAGATACAATTTCTCTATCCGGCTGGTACCTTTGGCCAATGGCGTAGATGCGTACACGTGCTTTCTATTGTAGAACGTATTAGTACGCTTTTCTGCTAGGCTCAAAGGGTCACCTTCCGTCCCTGCTGATGCAGGATATCGGTCAATTTCGTCCGCTAGTAGTACTCGAATTGGCCTAGATGCCAAATCTGCTGGAGCGTTCGCCCCTACTAATGTTAGGTAACCGCCAGGAAAGGTCTTATTTAGCACCGTATTGCCACTGTCCCGAGATTTTACATCGGCCATTTTATCGTTAAGCACTTTCGTATCACGAATAAAGGGAGCAATACGAGTTTTGGAAAACTCTTTAGCTATGTCTTTTGTAGGCTGCATGAACATAATTGGTGACGGAAAGTAGTCAATAAAATAACCCAACACATTTTTAATGAGCTGGGTTTTACCGATTTGTGAGCCGGTCATATAGACTACTTTTTCAACATCAGGGTCACTCACCGCATCAAGCATTTCCTTTTGATAAGGTGCCCTATCGGTGGAATACCTCCCTGGTTCGGCGCTATCCTCTGTAGATAGCACCACGTTAGCGTTGGCCCATTCCGACGCAGTAAACTTTGGCGGTGGTTTTAGAACACTGGCCAGCCCTTTAAATAGGTTACATGTGTGCTTCAATCACCTTCACCTGCCTCGTCGTCATCCACGATGATGTCATCGGATTCATCGTGGAACATGTTCGGGTCATATTCAGACAATTCCGTTAAGCACTCATTCACCTCATCGAGAAGTGTATCTTGAATGACTAACAAATTCGTCTCACCTAGCACTTTAGGCGCTGCTTTTAATGGTAACGCCTGGAGCTTACTTTTAAAGTTATTCAACATTCGATTCATTACGGCTTTAACTGTATTCGAACGGTGCAAATCTCCATTCATGATCTTCAGTTTGTTTTCTTCAATCATCCGTTTAGTTCGAGTTAACAAAGTTCGTTCTGCATCATACCCGCCTTCACGTGCTTTCTTTTCGAGTTTACTTTCTCCGGTCTTATACGCAACAAATGCTTGCACTGTTTTCGCAATATTGTACTGTCCGCGTTTTTCCTTTTCGAATATACCATCCTCGGTCAACTGCTGAACACGTCGAGAGCTGATACCGAGTACTTTTGCTACAATTTTAGATGATACTAATTCGTCAACGATTGTTACGTTCGTCACAGTCTCGCCTCCTTCCAAAAGTTGACCGTTTTTGAAGCCGAACAGCAGTTCGGAAAAATAACTAACTAGCTATTCCGCGGGGTTCGGATGACCCACGCAAAATATTTTTCATTTGGAGTACCTTTAAGGCCCCCTATTGGGGCTGTTGCCCTAGCCCCCATACATGCCCCCTCGCCAGTGTTGTTTGCGTGAATGTTTCATCATATCTTTAGCAAAGGCTTTGGCTTTACAATTACCTTTACTGCCAAGGACAATAGCATTAGCAGTACACTTATTACGTTTGTTATGTAAACAATCTTTAATATGGCAAGTAATATCTGTCATACTATTCTCTCCTTTCTATTGGCAGTTAGATTCTATTTTATTTGTAGGCTTAATCAATATCATCATAGGAGTAGTGATTTGATATAGTTAAGTATTCAAGGAAATCTCTTACATTATGTATTGGTTGTAGTTAAACAATGCTATTCTATTTTGTGCTAAAACATCTCAGAAGTGTCGCGAATTTATTTTGGTATAGTTTGTTATTTGAAAGGATTACATTTGCCTTACGAACAGGTACCCCCCTATGATGATATTGATTAAACCTGCATAATACAAAAGGACGCCAAGTACATCTGGCGTCCTTTCCTTATTCACTTCCTGTGAAGTTTCCCAACTTTCACACCTACAGTATACCACATGTCGATGTACTGTTTTGTATTGTTTTGTATTGTCCACGCTATTTCAATCTAGCACGTATACGTCCTACCTCTACCAGGGCCCTATCGTGTAGCTCGCCACGTACTCTTGCCTCGCTATAGAATAAGATACCTGCTAGCTCTTTCCAACTCTTCCCTTGTACGTATCGTTCAGTCAGTAGGACCGCCAACTCATTCGGCCGTACTTGGCTAATCACCCAACGGACTTCTGCTTTAATGGCTTTTAACCTTTCTATTTCCTTTCGTTGCAATTCAACACATTGCTCGATACCAGCTACTATACCTGATAAATCGCCGCAATGCCCGCCGGATATCCTATCCTTGCTGTAGTCCGTGGCGGACAAGGTATCCGCCTTACGTTCTATCTGTGCCTCAATATCACGCTTAATTGAATCTATGCGGTCATCAATTCGTAATATTTGTTGCATATACTCTTTATCGGTCACTCTTCCGCCCCCTTGCAATATCTCCATATCTCATATAGCTTATATTGATCCTCGTGCTTACGACTGACTGTCCAAGGGCTTTTACCCTCGGCATACACAAGCGCGTTACCAGTACCGCCCCACACATCATCAATACGATAGAAATGCCTATGATACCAATGCTTGTTGTCATTTGATACTAACACGCAGTCACTTTGTTTAAAGTGTTCCATTCCCCATCACCTCATTGATGTATCTATCCAAATACCACCGTGCTTTTTTTAGGTCTTCTAGCTTATCACCTTTATACCCTGCTCGTGCGATGTACTTGATGACATTACCAAGATGATACGGCAGTTGTTGATCCTCGATAAAATCAATCACCTCAATCTTACCTCTTGTATAATGCGATGGGTGATTCACGGCATCGTGCTCAATATTACCGTACATCTTAGCCATATGTTCAGCCGTTGGCACATAAACAGTTTCTTTGTTACTGTCTTCCTTCTGTCTATCTACTGTCTCTTTACTGTCTATCTTCTGTCTATCTTCTGTCTTGTTACTGTCTACTGTAGTCATGTTTGCTTCCTCCTCAACTTCCTTCTTGGATTTATGGCAGAATTTAATTGCACAATCAGGGCAATATTTACGTGGCCGCCCCTGTGGCTTTCTAAAATATTCAAACGGCTCTCCGCAGCCTTCGCATTCTCTAACTTCTAATTTAGTGCCTGCTGGCGGAGGCGTCATAACTTCCATGCACTCCGGACAATAATCTTCCGAAGTTTTAACCGTAAACTTCGTACCGCACTTTCTACATTTTTTTTGCATAACGTTTTACTCCTTATACAACTCTTTACGATATTTGATCGCTTCAAGTAGGGCATCTTGCCCTGCTTCCTTACGCTCTAATGCTTTCATCACTTGCTCGTCCATCGTTCCTTTTGTTACTAGATGGTGGATAATGACCGGTTGCGTTTGGCCTTGCCGGTGTAGCCTTGCATTAGCTTGTTGATATTGCTCCAAGCTCCACGTTAATCCATACCAGACAATGATGTTGCCGCCAGCTTGAAGGTTTAGTCCGTACCCTGCTGATGCGGGGTGGGCCAATAACATTTGAATGTTCCCTTTGTTCCACTCGGCCACATCGTCATCGGTCTTTAATTCGACAGCTTTTGGAAAGGCCTCTTTAATCGCTTGCAGGTCATGTTTGAAATTGTAGAATACTAACATCGGTTTACCCTCATTTGTTTCTACCAATTCTTTTAACCGCTCAACCTTCTCATTGTGGACGATAATTGTTTCACCATCATCTGTATAGATAGCCCCATTGGCCAGTTGTAATAATTTACCGGCCAAGGATGCAGCATTGAGTGCGCTTACGTCGTCATCATCAACTAAGCTTAGAACGTGATCACGTTCCATTTCTTTGTATAGCGCCCATTCTTTGGGATTCATTTCCACTGTGATGACATTTTCGATACGTTCTGGCAGTGTTAGATAATCTTTAGCTTTTAAGCTCATACAGATATCTTGCATCTTACCAAATATGGCTTTATCGCCGCCGGGCAGTAATCTGTAGCTATACACGATATGCCCGTTTGTTTTATCTGGCGTAAAATACCGAGTACGATATTCAGTCAAGGTCCTACCTAATCGTTCGCCACCGTCTAACAGATATATCTGTGACCATACATCCATTAATGTATTCGGTGCCGGTGTGCCTGTTAGAATCACTACTCGTTTGAAGAAAGGCCTCATCTTACGCATAGCCTTAAACCGTTTGGCCTGCGGATTCTTAAACGATGAACTTTCATCGATAACAAGCATGTCAAAAGGGAACGGCTTCTTATGATAGTACTCATACAGCCATTGCACATTCTCACGATTCATTACATAAATATCAGAATCACTTTGAAGGGCTTTGATGCGGTCCTTTTCAGGACCTAGCACAGATGCTATCTTCAAATGGCTTGTTTCATTCCATTTGTTAGCCTCTTGCATCCAGGTCGATTCGGCTACTTTCTTAGGGGCAATAAGCAGCACTTTATTAATATCGAATTGATCATACATTAACTGCTCGATAGCGATTAATGTAGAAACGGTCTTGCCCAATCCCATATCAAGTAACAGTCCGTAGTGTGTATGGTCAATGATTCTTTGAATTGCTATCTTTTGATATTCGTGTGGATGAAAGTCCATAAATCGCCCTTCTTATATCATCAACAAACAATGTAGCCCCTACTTTGCCGGTAACTACGGAAACGCTGGCGCCCAGCTTTCGCATTCGTTCTATCTGCACGCGTTGGTTGGGTCTTAATCGCCCTTTCTCGTCCTTTAGTTCAGCGAACACGACTAGGCCACCCGGTAAGATTATAATTCTGTCCGGCACGCCATCATTTCCTGGCGATACGAATTTCATATATATGCACCCCAGATTTTTGAGTTGATTTCCCAACCAACGCTCAATGTCTTTTTCCATATTCTCGCCCCATTCTTGATAAATAATCGGCAACACGTGCAAACCTATATGAATACTGGCTTCATCGGGGTTGTGTTGCCGATGTTGGCGTTTTTTTTCGTAAACATATATATACGCGTATTCGCGTTTTTTACGTGTATACATATACGCCCATTTATTCATATATTTATTATTTATTATTAATTGTAAATAATTGGCAACATTGGCAACAAATCGTATTTAGAATAACAATTATCCGCACTTTTCGTGTTGCCGATTTTGTTGCCACACATGTTGCCGTTGCCGATTATTTTTACTATATCAAAATATATCGATGTATAGGCCTGTATAAAAACTATTTCGATGTATTTCGATATTTTAAAATTAGCTAATCGGCAACAAAAATCGGCAACATCATTTTTTACCCTTTTTCTTTGCCATTTCGGTAAGTTTCGTGTCTTCTCTTATAAACGCTCTTTGCACGCCATACATCTTTCCAAATCGCATTTTACCAACGCTCTTTGAATAAGGGCTCCACCCTTTTATGGATTGCAAGATATCAATGATTTCTCTCGCCTTTGCGTTCTGCAGGTTCTTCCTGTCCCCCTCCATCACTTCACACCATATCTCAAGGGCACATACCCGCTCCCGCTGCACTGAACCACAATGATCGTCATCGCCATAATTCCTGATATAATCGCGTCTATCAAAGATATCTAGCGACTCCCAATTTTCAGGGAGTAACATCTCAAGATATTCTTCAATAAGGCCTACGAGTTCACCACCTTCTGTGTGTGATAATTGGATTCTTAGGGCTTCTTCCTCAAGGTCTCCCTCGAGTACTAACGATTCCCCGTTAGACCAGTAGTAGTAAGCCTCCGCCCATAATTGGTCGATGTCATCTTGCGTTATGTCCCAGGCGTTTTTCGTCTTACGATCTTTGTCGCCTGTGATTGGCCAGAATCGGCGGTTACCGGTACGATCTTTAAGGAACATGAGATTATTAGTAGAACCCGCGAATACACACTGGCGAGGGTACTCCTCGGTGCGCCTGCCATAGGGTGACCTGAACCGGTCGGATGTACGGCTGATAAAGGCCTTTACTATTTCATTATCGTTCTTATAGGTAGGTGCCAGTTCCGCGAGCTCATTAATCCAAGAGCCCTGAATTTGTTCAAGGGCATCTTTGGTCTTGATATCAACCAATGAATTATTGAACCATTTACGGCCTAAGCGTTCTAAGATTAAGGATTTACCAAGACCCTGCGAACCGTATAATACGATAGCCGTATCGAACTTGATGCCGGGCACCATAACACGTGCTACAGCGCCACACATCCATTTACGCGTAACCGCTCGAATGTATTCGGTATCCTCGGCGCCGATATAATCAATGAAGAGCGTGTCAACTCTACATTCACCGTCCCAGGTTAGTCCTGTTAGGTACTCACGCACAGGATGAAATTTGTTGGATTGCGTGACTTCCTGTAAGGCATCATCGATAATGCCCTTACCCTTAATAAGGTATTTCGTAGCGAAGTAGTTACGTAAACACGCATCATCTGTATCAGTCCAGTATGGCGTCTCGTCCTTACCCCGCCAAGGCAAATCGTCAATGACCACTAAGCGGTGCGCGAATTCGTCAAGACGGATTTTACCTTTTAAAGCAGGGTCGTATTTTAGAACAATTAAGCAGTTGAATACATCTGATTCAGGTGTACCACGGCGGTCACGTTTGAGCTTTTCGAGGAAGTCTTCTTCCTCGTCCGTGATATCCTCAAACTCCATATCCGCCATACGTTCCTTATCGAGCAGAATTGGTGCGGCGCCGTCTTTATTAACAAAGTCAAGCATCGCCTTATAACTCGGGAGGTCCGTTATTTTGGTGCGCGGATCCACGTCGGCATCTTCGGCGCCAAATAAGTGAATGCGGACCAGGTCAAAAGCATTTACGAGCTTACCGCTGATAGGGTCTGTCGCATGGTTCGAATACGCGAACGTGTCATTGTCATAAATAACAAGACCTGCTACTGAGCTGCCTTCTGTATACGTGTAACGGTCTTCGTGCTGCGTTGGCGCATAGACTTCAGGGAGAAACTTTTGAATAGCTTCTGTGATACTGTAGCTCCTACAAAAGGCACCCAGTAGACCTTTTTTCTCTAATGGATTACCTTGCTTTTTAGCCGCATCAAGTCTGATTTGAGATTCTTTACTTGATGTTGGCCAAAGGCTCGTATCACGCCAGTCTCTGTAGGTACTCAAATACGTATCGACTGAAATAAGCTTACCTTCATTATGTTGGTATACATAATCAACATCTTTAGGGCAACTAGGCCAATACATAAGGCGCTCCGCTTGATGCGTTGAGGAATCGAAGGATTCAATACCAATATCATCGGCAATGCGTCTTGATACCGCCTGGTATTCATCAGGTGTCATCACTCTATCAGTAGGAATGATGATGCGGTATCGTGGATTATCAGGGGTATGGCTATGCGTACTGTATAGCACGTATTCCATATCGCCTAGTTCCAAATCAAGGTTTGAAATAAAATCCTCGCTAGGTGAATCCGCATCAAGGGTAATCAAATATCTTTCTTTGACTTCCTCTCTGATTCGTCTACCATTATTGGGGATATAACCACCTACGAAACCGCCTACATCTTTCCTTCGGCCCTTTTCGTCCTTAGGCATTTTAACGTATTCAGCCGCCGTTTCATTGGTTACAGTTGGTTCGGCCAATTTCTTGGCCAAGGCACTCCAAGTCATATTCTTAGACTTCCAGCTACGGGCGGAGCGATTTCTGCCCGTAGCTATGATGATATTTGTATCCATATTACATCGCTCCTCCCTTCGCAAATTGGATGTCTCTTATAAATTGGGGTACTTGTAATTTATGCTTTTTAACCCATTGGCATACAGCATAATTGACGTCGTGGTTATCACTAACACATCTGTTATTTTTTAACTTAGCCTGATGTATTTCAACGAAGTTATCGGTATCCTTGTTAGGATTAACTTCAATGCATGCTACAGGTTTATCGCTTTTATAGACGCCTACGATGGCACACGTTCCGGCTTTTACCTTATCGACATATGTCCCAACGCAATTATTCAATTGCACGCCTAATCGGATGATGCCGTGCGTTGATTTGATCACGTTGAAAGTAAGACCTTCAACTGAATCAGCTAATTTTTTATGGCGCAGACTCTGTTGCACCGGTAAGTTTTCGGCGTCTTCGAATTTAGATAGACATACAATCTCGTCGTGCAGGTCTTTAATCTGAATTCGTCTAGCCCAAACTTCCTTCTTCTTGCTTCTTGATAATCTAAGATACATATCAGATGTATCTTTAATTTCAGAATAAGAATCGGCGTTTTTAATGAACAGTAGCGTACGCCGCTCACCGTATTGGTGCATCATGATGGATAGGAACTTTGTAAACATAAGCAAGGCTTGTTCGCTATTCCATATTGGCCACGATTGAATATATCCCGTGCCACCACCTTCCTCTGCTACGAGGTCTGTAAAGGCCTTTTGATAATCCATACTTTTGAATATCTTGCTGGCCGTCTTGATTACTTTCACATAAAAGAAAGGACGTATTGACAGTAATCTTCGAACCCAGCGCTTATCCGGTAATTCATAAAGCCGTATTAGAGCTTTAATAAATGGCGTACCAGTACTTGTTAAATCAGTAATATTTGAAGTGCACACCTTGTCAGATCCGAAAGGTCTAAAATAGGTGTCGTAGTCTTTAACTAGGGTATCGTTTAAAGCTGGTGCATCTGGTGCCTGCATTTTCCATATTAGGTTATGGAGTAAATTATCAAGAGCCCCATATTTGGCCGATAATAAAACACCCTGCCTAATAGACTTAACTTTGTAGCCTACTTTCTTAGATAACTTAGTAAAGTAGGCTTCTTTTAGCACTTTAGCAAAAGTCTTTAACTCGTTTTTATGTTCGGCTAATCGACAATTTGGAGTCGCTACAAGCCAGCGCAAAGGTAACGACTTTGAGTAAAAGCACGATATATTAGGCTCGATTTCAGACACTATATCGGCGCGGGTACGCTTCTTTTGAACCAGGAATACTTTTCCTTGTTTAAAATCAAAACGCAATATGTCGACAAGATGCGGTTTATATCCAGGGTAAATCGACTGCATATCGTTATCAACGTATACGGTGTGATAGTCAAATTTAACGTCTAATGTTGATCCTCTATCAATGATTGAAAGTTCGATATCAAGTGGAATATTGTCATTACTCGAAACCTCAGCAACACAATCCTCATTTGTGTGAATGAGTTCTCCGCATTGTGGGCAATAAAACGCATTTGACATATAGGGGTCTACGATTTTGCCCATACCGGATGACACGGAAGGCCACAAGCAGGCAAAGGATTGCCCGCAATCTACGTGGTAATGTACAGCAGGTGACCAAGAGTTCACTTGCTTGCGCCGTACTAGGTCATACAGCTTTTTGACTGACAAACTAAATAATACCTTCATAAGGCGCTAACCTCTTTCTTATAACAAATCGTCTAAATCGTCTTCTTCATCAACTACAGGAGCATCTTCAACAGGAAGGACTTCCTCTACAGGAGCTTTCTTTTTAGTAGTACGCTTACGCTTAGGTTTTTCAGCGGGTTGCTCTTCTACTTTAGGAGCGTCATCTACTGTTGGCGTTTCTTCAGTCTTTGCGGGCTCTGCTTTTTTACCATTGAGTACTTTAAGTCCCAAATCACAAGCAGCGATACAGCCTTCGCAGTACGCCATAGCTGCGTCTTTACGTTCGCTAGCAGGTGCGTTTTTTACTAATTCGTATAAGCTATCAATGGCTTCGCGTTGTTGTTTAATTTGTTCTTTGTTAATCATAATGACTTCCTCCTAGTCTTTCATATAATACGGGTTTTCAAACCCCGCTGCGTTTAATATGAGGCCCTCATTCCAGGGCTCTGGTTTACACATAATGTCTATAACTTCATCTAAACTGCCTTCACCTATAGGTGCTTCGATTACCACTTCATCGTGGATATGGGCTACAATCTTGTACCCTGCTTTTGCCAGTCTTAGCATGGATGCGGCCAAGCAATCTCTTGCAACAGCTTGTACAATGTTTTCGACGAGCTTTCCGCCGTAGGTTTCGACCCTGCCCCATGTATTCTTAACCTGATCCATACCGTCATACTCAATCGATTCACTACCGAACCGGTTGAGCCCTATTCTAGGTCTTGCGTAGGCAAGCCTACGTCCGGAGGGTAACTCGATAAACATAAATCCTTTCGATTTAAAGAATTTAATATTACCTTGCCTAATTCGTGCAGGTTCGCCAGTCTTAACGACTTTCTTGGCCGCAGTATCTGCATCCTTCCAAAATCGTGTAATTCGTGGGCTGGCTCTTCTCCATGCTTCGATGATACCGGGGAGTTCTGATTCTGGAATTTCCCCCTTTGAGTCCATCGATTTCATGGCCCCTACACCGCCGCCGTAGCCCAGTGCCAGTTCTGCAACCTTACCCTTTTGCCGTAGGTGCCCGTTCACACCGTGCTTCTCAACAGGAACGTGGAACATGCTTGATGCAGATGCGCAGTAGATGTCGCCACCTTGTGCAAATACATCCTGCCTCCACTGCTCGTGAGCGAGCCAAGCGATTACACGTGCTTCGATAGCACTAAAATCAGCTACTATAAATCGGTGCCCATCTTCCGCCACTAAAGCAGTACGGATAAGTTGCTTGATTACGTCTCCAGGGTTTCCGTAGAGCAGGTCTAGCAATTCTACATCTCTACTTTTAAGAACGTCCCGAGCTGTGTCTAAATCTTCTAGGTAGTTACGAGGGAGGTTCTGCAGTTGTACTACACGCCCCGCCCATCGTCCACTACGCATGGCTCCGTAAAACTGAAGCATGCCGTGGATGCGACCATCCGAACATACGGCATTTTTCATGGCCAAGTACTTTTTAATGGAAGAGTTGCCCAGGACTTGTCTATTCTTCAGCACGGTGCGCACATCGGAAGGAATATCCCGTGATAGTAGATCTGATACGTCATCTTTTCGCATGGTTTCGATTTCATAGCCAAGCTGATTTGATAACCAATCCTTAAGTTGCAACGTACTATTGGGGTTATCTAGCCCTGTTAGTCGCGCCGATGATGCGGTGGCCTTTTCTACGATTTCATCGTTACATTGAAGAGCCGCATCAACGAGGTCCATATCTACTTTTACACCTCTCCAGTTGATGTCTTGATCCAGTAGCCAATACTCGTGTTCAATGGTAGGCGGTTTTAAAGAGAGTAAGCGTTTACGAATTGCCTTTTCAACCACCACATCCTGCCGGTTGTATTCAATAAATTCGGCCCATTTGTCTGGCGCATCCTCAGGCATATTCCGTGTCTTAGGATTTGTCTTAGTAGGCTTACGAGGAACGGAGAAGAATTGAATCAATCGTTTACCCCGTGAATCCTTAGCTTCTCCTAATCGTAAAGCCTTAGACACATTATCGAGGCTCGCCGGCAAGCTACAATACAAAGCAAGTACAGAGGTACATTCCCAATTCGTGAAGTCCGCATCAGGGAAGTACTTTTTTAGGCACAGCATTTCAAATGCTGCGTTGAACGCGGTCTTTGTAATTTCCTTATTATACAAAGCATCCACCACCCTTTCGGGTAGTGGATGCTTTGTCATATCAATTACTTCGACAGGTTCGTCATCAAAGCTATAGGCAAAGAGCAGTATTTCAAATG